TGAGTTTCCCAAATATAATCGGTAGCTCTTTTAATAGTAGTTGAATGATATTCCATTAGGAATTTATCAAATAATTCGTGTCTGTTAAATCTTTTATAGTTCATAGTTTATAGTTTTAATTAACTCTTATTTACATAGTAAATATACAAAAAAAAGTTGGTATATCCTAATGATTTACCAACTTTATTTAAATTATTTTGTTATATTTGTAACAATCTATACTTTAGCAGAACCAATATCAATTGGTTGTCTTTTCATATGACCACCTGTTGCGAAATTTGAACCTTCTCGTAAATATCCACTTAAAAATGCTCTTCTAAATCTATTAGAAGTATTTTCTTCCGAACCATGGACTACATTGGAATGTAAGAATACAATTTGACCTCTACGAAGATAACCATCTAATTTTGGGAAAGTATGTCCTTCAGGCATTACACATGGTTTACCACGTTCGTTTCGCCAATTCTTAGGGTTGGTTTTCGTTCTATCTTCATCCACTTCAATCGGTAATCGACCTAAGTTATGAGTTCCTTCATAATACCATACCGAACCGTTAACTGGGTCGTGGTTATCTAAAGCAATCGAAACATTTAAAACCTCATTTGATTTACATTCGGTATAGAAAATGTTTTGGTGCATATCTCTACCTAATTGTCCTGGTGGTTTAAAGTAAGCCCAAGTTTGTAAAGCAAATATCTTACCTCCTAAAAGTAATTCAGCTGCTTCAATTACTTTAGGATGTTTCATCAATTCACCTAAAACTTCGGATTCTTTGTGTGGATATTGAAATGGATCATATTCCCCCCACTCATTATCTGTATCATTATCTTGACGAATTTTTCTAATACGTTCAAGTTCATCACAATATCTATCACATTCTTCATCTGTGAGTAAGTTCAATACTGATACACCTTTGTATCTCCAATCAAACTCTAATTGTTGTTTTTCTTCGCGAGAAAGTAACCCCATAAAATAAATTATTAATTGTTAATGTATATAAATATATTATTTATGAAATTGTAATAAATTTGGTAAATATAATTTTAAATTTTTTATTTTTTCAGATGCAAGTTTAACTGCTATTGAATTAGATGTTTTAACTTCATTACTTTCTCCTAAAATTCTCCATCTTACTTTAGTAGTAGTATAAAATGGGTCTGATAGATATATAGTATATTGTTTAGAACTTACTTCAAAAATAGGTGCTTGGATGTCGTTAGAAGAACGAATAAAATAACGATATATATACCCTCTCCTATAATCATTATCATTTGGATTTGGTATGTATGATTTTATAGTAGATGGTTTTTGTCTACTATTTTTAGAAATCATCCTATATCTCTTAATAAAATCTTCCATTATATATTTCTTAATTGAGCTTGAACTTCGGTTGTCCAAATATCACTAACTTGATGTTCTACTTGGGTTACTTGAAAAATCTTATTTGCATATTTTTTTGGTAAATCAGATACAGCAAATATATCACCAACCTTAATACCACTTATACCATGAATAGTAAATGAAAACTTAATAGGTAGTAAGACTGGATTTGTAGTATAATCACCACCTGATTTATTAGATTCCAAACATACGTTTCTATCAAACATCTCATATTGTTTTAATAAATAGGTATCGTTCCAACATCCTACAAAAATTATATCTTCTAAATTTGCGTTATTGTATGCATAAAAATCGTATTTTTCATTAGCAATATCATAATCTAAATTTCTATCATTTATTTTTGGAAACACACCAGCTTTACTAATAAAGAATTTATAGTTTGCTTTACGAGTTTCTCTAGCTGATTTATTCTCACCATGCCAGACAGTCTGTGCTCCTGAACTTACCGATGCTGCGGTTGTAGAAACAAATGTTTTCGTAGCATCCACCAATCCACCCCAAAAATCTTCACCTTCACTTGTCTTTTGTGTTTGGGTTTTGAAAGCATCTCTTCTTGCTTCAGATAATACCTTTTCGTTTTCTATTACTTGTTCATTAATATTGGTTAATTTTTTTGAAACAGGATCTGTTTTGCCTGAAAATATACCTGTTTTCATGTTTTGGAATCGTTCTTCAGTACTTGAACCACCAGTTGCGTTTGCATCCGTATCTTCCGTTTCATTTTTAGTAGATTTACTATTTTTTTGTGCAATTACCATATTAGCCATAGCACCCGGTATATCGATGTTTAAATCTGCTGATAAGAATACCGAGTTTACCCCTCTTGCCTGAAATACCGTATTACATATATCTGGTATACCATTATCTTTACGAACTATACCCTCTTTAGTTAAACCTAAATAAGTTTTATCAACTACATGTAGTTGGATATCACCACAACCATCTCTACCAGCTTCTACAATTTGAAAATCCCACATCAGATTAACCGCAGAACTCATACCATTTAGAAGTTCTGTAAGAGCTTCATGTTCTAATAAACCTCTACGTTGGATTACTTCCAAAAAGAAATCATAGTTAACATACAAATCTTTAAGATACCCATGTTCATATGCTAATGGCTTCTTGGTAATAATAGTAGTATCCCATGAATAATCAGCATCAACCCCATCTTTAGTTGCTGGAAATGCGAATGGATTAGATGTATCATTTTCATAACCCAATGGATGTGCATTTATTGTTTCAAAGCTAGGGGGTTCAATTGAACCACTATCCAATGGTTTGGAGTTCAAAGCAGCGGTTAACTGAAAATCTGGTAAGTTTGTGTTTGGTATAAATAATTTAGATTTATCAGTTGAAAATATATGTCTGTGTGCTCTACAAATAGTATTAGTAATGTTTATAGAAGATAGTTGTTGTACTTGAATTTTTTTACCATCACTTAACTGATATTCTTCACATCCAGTAGATACACCAAGTGTTTTATCACTATTATCTATTGTTGATAAAATTTTGTATGCAAGTTCAAATCGTATATATCGTTCGTTAGAAACTAAAGGAATATCTTCAGGTACTTTTATTGTTTCATCACCATCACTACGTAATTTAACATCTTTCGCGGAGTTCACCAAATCTTTACGAACTTGCTCATCCATGTTAACAAAATTAGAAGGATGTGTCCATGATAATCCACGAGAATCGGTATAAGTAGAATCTATCGATGAACCAGCTTCATTATACATAATACCCAACTTCTTAACGGGTCCTATTTGTTTTTGTAATGGTAATTCATTATACATTTGCATGAATAAAAATTTACCAACATCACCAGTTTCATCATCCTCTGCAGTATCCAATTCTCCTTGAGTAAATTTAATACCACTTGTTACCGCATCTACACTTAAAAGGCTTCCTTTTTGACTTGAAAGATATGCAGGAAGTTCACCTTGTGAAACCAATTTAACCTCAACCTCAAAACTTTCATCTTGGCCGTATTTTATACCACCGCCGGTTACAACTCCTAAAAATGCATCATAGGTTCCATTTGATTTTGCTCGTTTATCTTTTAGAATAGCTAAGTTAGAATAGTAAGTTACATCACATACAGTAACCTTACCACCACCTCCTGCTATTTGAGATAGTGAATCCGATGTATTCCACCCCCACTCAATTAAAATATATGATGCTGGTTCTGAAAAATGAGCCGCAACTACCTCTGCCTGAGAAAGTGTATAACAACGTATAGTAAAATTAACTTTTCGAGTTAATCCTTCTGTGCCATTTTGTACATTTAAACTTTCAATGGTGGGTGATGGTCGTAATCCTCGAGATTCTTCAGTAAATTCATCATTTACACCGGCATATATTAAAGTTTTATTATCACTCCCCTTACCAACAATACCAGATTTTGATAATGAACCATATCGAGTACTAAAGTTTTCAGATGCATTTGTTGAATCTATTATTAACCCACCACTATCTCCACTACCTTCAGAACCAACGAGAGATACTGCCCTAAACCAAGGCATTCTACCTGATAATGACATTTGACTATTTTTATTTTTTAAAATAGCATCAGAAACACTTGGTTCTATGTTTGATAAGTTAGGAAATCCACTCATAGGTTATAACTTAAATAGTATTCATTATTTCTTTGTAATTTTCAGGAACTCTAAGAGTAGTTCCATCTGATACTGCGATAGTACCATCGTGTATATTGTTTGCCGTAGCAATAATCCACCATAATGATGAATCTCCATAAAATTGATTTGCAATAGTATCCAATCTATCACCACTTTGGGTTACAATATATATATCTCTATCAGATTTTGGTATTGATTTGTATATCTTTGAAGAATATACTCGTCTACCATCTGTTAAGTTCTTTATACTATTTTTATCGTATCTACTTGCCATAATTTATATTATTTCCGTACCGGTCATTGTTGGATATGGACCAGTTACATTACCACTTGAGAATACACGGACTACTTGATCATCAAAGAAATCCCTTCTATAATACATAACCATACCATTATCATTATTACGTTCTCTATATTCACCCAACTTAGGACCTGTATAATTTTTGTATCCTTGAATTACTAATCCAGCTACCACACTTGATTGGGCAGGTGTTAGATTTTGTTTACTTTCTAATTCTTTTATTTTTTCAGCTGGAGTTTTACCATCAAGTTTATCTGAAATAGCTGATTGTGTTTTAATGGATGGTGATACACCTTCTTCAGTTGCCTGTGGAGTTATAACACTACCACCATTACCCATTTTAGCAAGTCCACCCATATTAACTTTAGGAATATTGGAATTACCAACGGGTGTAATACCACGTGCATTTACTTTAATTGGCTCTGGTTTATCTATATTAAATCTACTAAATAAAGATGCATCATTATTACCAGCTCTATCACTAAGTAATGAATCTGATTTAAATCCCTCAGATTGATTAGTTTCGTTTATTTTATCAATTGCTGCTTTAGATTTTTTATACCCATAAAGTGAATTTAATACTGATGTATCTTCTATAAATTTTATTGTTATAGAACAATCTATAAATTTGGGTAAATATCCTAAGTTACCATCAGTTTCCCAAGTTGAATTATCAGGTATTGTATTTGTTAATGATTCAATGAATCCAACTTTATTATAATACATATCACCTAATCTGAATTCTATAATTGGTGGATTTACTAAATTACTTTTAGTTATAGATGGATATGCCATTTTAGTTAATGTTTCCATTTTTTCCCAATTAGTTGCCAATTCTAATGGAGAATAACATACTATCTTCAAAACAAAGGTAACACTTCGTTCAACACCAGTATAGGTGTAGAATGAAAATGGATTACCTAACATTTTATTTGAACTCCAACCAGGAGTTACAGTTTCACTAATACCAGATATTATCGAACGGAATGGTGTTTTTTTACTACCATACTTACCAATGTTGAATGGTACCAAATCTTCACCAATTATTTCTCCCGTTTCATTCAGTGCACGGCCGTAATCATCAAGTTTATCATAATCACCACTACCAAGTAAGTTTATGGAATCTGAACCATTAGTCATTCCATATTTTACATCTAAACTATTAGCAACTATACCATTCAACTGACTATCTTCATTTCGAGTATATGTTCTTGTTGAATCATATGGAGTTGGCTGTCTATATGAATATCGTATATCTTCATATGCATATTCACTTTTACCAAATCTCCCATCTGTATCTTTTCGTTTAGTACCATGTATAGGAGATACTAAAGTTAAATCAATACCAGTAAATTCCTTAGCAGTTCCACCTTCTTTTTTATAATCTCGATTATCAGTAAGAACTTTGGTATAAGGATTTGTATTATTATAATCTAATTGAGTTGGTTCACCTGCAACTTCACCGATAGTTTGAGGTTCGCCGAATAACTTACCTCTGATTTTATCTTTTACTAAACCAATACCATTACCGAGTGCTTGTTTTCCAAGGGTTTTGGGGTTACCACCGCCACTATCTTTTAAAAACTTACCAAGACCAGTTCCATTAGCACCAACTATATCAGTATCAATAGGGTCTGAAGATGTAATTTCTTTTTTAGCAGATTTCTCGTTAATTTTATCAACTACTCGTGATGGTATTTGAGCTTCAGGTATACCAAGTTTAGAATTAACAAAATCTCTTGCCTGATTTATCTTTCCACCAATCAAACCACCACCAGATTCAGAACCACCGGTGTTTGATTTCATGTCTTCTAACAAAGGAGTACTTCGTTGAACGATTCTGACTGCTTCATTACCATAGATAAGTGGATTGTTTAACTCCACAAGTGATTTAATACGTATTCCCGAGGTTTCTTGCTCGATAAAGGTTTCTTTATCCGCCTTAACCGATTTATCTTGTGGTGAACCTTTAAATAGTTCTCTTAGTGTTTTAGCCATTTATTGAGTTCCTATTATTGTATTACTGAATTTGATAAACTTCGATTTTCCGCGGCTTGTATTCCTCTATTTACTCGTGTACCATCAAGATTTACAATTAATCCCTTTCTCATTACATCTTGGAGTGTTCTTAATTCTTCTAATACACTCGATTGGTATTCACTCATTGAACCATCTTCCAATGCACTAGTTTCTTCACTACTACTTTCACCACCAATACCTAATACTTCCGCAACCATTATCAAACCAGCGGATGCGGCTGCGATACCTAATAAAGCTGGTAGTGCGAATATTCCAGCAGAACCCAATAGATATAGGGAACCGGCTAATCCTACAAATGCAAGTGATAATAAAGCAATTGAACCTACCTTCTCTAATGTAATAGTATCCATCAAGGTTACAATACTTGTTGTAATTTTATCTATAATAGTACCAATTACTTCACCAATAGCTGGTAAGATACTACCAATTGCCCCTATGATACTACTAATTGCCCCACCAACCGATACTATGATATTACCAACTGCTTTACCAAATGATTCAATACCCGGTGCAGCAATTCTAAGAGCGAATCCAATACCAATGATAGCCGCAGTTACTGCTGCTAAACCTGCTAAGGTTGCGGGGTTTGCAAATGCGGCTAATCCAGCTGCCATAGAAGCCATACCACCACCTTTAGCGGCAGCTCCAGCGGTTGATGCAGCTGCTGATGATGCGGTTGCAGCAGTAGATGCTACGGATGTTGCGGCTTTTGCTGCTCCACCACCCATACCCAACATGCCACCAACTTTGATAGCAGCAGCTTTGGCTAAGTTAATAGGCCATAGTACCAATCCTTTAACACCTCTCCATATTCCACCAACTACTCCTTTAAGTGAAGTACCCAAGACACCCAATCCCATATTTGCTTGACCTAAAGTTGCTAAAAAGGTACCACTGCCAGTTACCATAGAACCAAGTGGGCCAGTTGCAATACCAGTCATTGTTTCACTAATAGTATCAAAGGTAGATAACTGCATGGTACCATCATCATTTAACTTATCCATGTTAGCGGACATCTTTAATAATTGGTCAGTAGATAATCCTAATGCAGCTGCAGCTTGTCTTTTTTGGAATACATCCATTCTATTAAATGCATCAATACCACCCATTTGGTTTAGAGCTTCTTTTACAGATGCTCCAATTTGTCCTTCGTATGCTAATTGTCTTGCTTTAGTAAGGTTAATATTCTTACCTAACATTGCACCCAATTCTAATTCTTTTGTTATAGATGATTCGAAATCCAAAAGGTTATCAGTTACCCCAGTAAGAGTACTCATATTCACCCCAAGTTTTCCAGCAGCAACTGCGGCTTCACCTATATTTTTACCACCTTCTTTTCCATATTCAGCAAAGGCTTGGGCAGAACCTGCTACATCAGCCATTACTTGAGATGGCATCAATCCATTTGCTTTTGCTAACTCTTTGGTAGATGCTGCAAGATTTTGAGCGGTTTCAATTGAACCACCATTTAATCTTGCAAAGTTACCAACTAATGATGCAGCTTCTTGTCCACCAATACCCATGTTCATCGCCATGAGATTGGTATTAAGTTGAGTTTTAAAAGATAAATCGTTTAATCCACCAAATTCACTTGATAATCCTTTTGCAGTATCTAATGCCTGTGGAAATACTGTCTTTAATAAGGTAACTTGTCCAACTGCACCAGTCAATCCACCAACAAAACCACCCATTTCACGAGTAGTTTGTCCAAGTGCACTGATTACTTTTCCTAATCCCGCAACGATACCACCTATTAGAGCAGTTGGTCTACTTAATATAGAAACAACAGATTCCTCCAATGCTTTAAACTTTTCACTTATAGTATCTGCTACTGCTGCTTGGTCTTCGAGTACTTTCTTTTGTTCTGCTGATAATGAAGATAATTCTTTAGCCTTATCTACCATTTCTTGAGTAGTTCCTGCTAATTGTTCATTTATACCCATGAACTCTTTACCAATCGCAGTTCGTTTATCTAATGAATCAAGTTGTTCATTTAAAAGTTCGTTATAAATACCAAGTTCATCAAGAATTTTAGCCTTTTCAATAACTTGTGATTCATCTAATTGTGCTAATTCAACTGCTAAACTTTGTTGGTCTCTATAATTTGCTAAAATATCTTGACCTATTGTCTGAGATTGTACATTACGTGATGATATTTCACTTCCACGATTTATCTGTTCTGCCATAGAGTTACTAATCTGAGTTTGTTGTTCTGCAGATTTAGCAACATTATCTTTAAGTTCGGCATATACTGAACTTAATGATGAAACTCCTTCACCCATTTTAGAAATCGATTCGATTCCCTTTTGATAGGCCTCATTGGTGTCTAAAAGTTCTTTTCTAATTTCTTTTAATCGGGCAAGATGTTTTATAAAGGTATCATTTAACTTTGCGGCAGCAACACCCTCCTTGTCTTGGATTTCTTTCATTTCCTTGACAATTCTTAATTTTTCTTTTATAAGGTTGTTGTTTTCTGCCATGTGTTATGAAAAATCCTTTATTATTTTTTCCAAATCACGGATTTCATCTTCAATTTTTTCCATTCTTGAGATGATTTTAGGTGGCATTCCTTTTTCTTTGGCTTGTTTAATAAATCGTTTCTGAGTATCTTTCTGAACATTGTTCAAAAAATTAGAAACAAATTTAGAAACCAGTCCTTCATTAATAGGTTTTTTACTCATTATAGTATCTCCGTTATACTTTTATACTACTATAAATATAAGGTATAAAAAAAGTGAGGAAGTTTTTACTTCCTCACTCTTACACCAGGTCCAGATGATGAACTCTTTTTATTTACTTTATCGTATTCCTCTTTCTCTTTCTTTTTAGCATCTAATAACTTTTTGAAATAGAATCGTCTCCAATGGATTGGCATCGTATAAACTTCTGACCAAGTAAATCCATTTCCGTAATTAACCATTTCCCAAATCTGAGAATGGAGTTGAATACTATAATCACTCGGTAGGGTAAAAAAACCCTATCCCAAATGGGATATCAAGTGCCTCCGTTTCACCAGTTATTTCTGATGTGAATTCGTATTTTAAATCCAAATCAGGTGAAATTTCTTTCACAAAGTTTCTAATTGCTCTACTATCTCTTGCAAGTAAACTATTTTGAACCCATTTATTTATAAATCCACGTTCATTATTACCATCTACTTCTTGAATCATATATCGTAAACGAGTAGATACATCTTGTGATACTACATCTTTACCTTTAACTAAACGATTCATTGCTTGAATATCTGCATTAATAGCTAACTCATCTTTATGAGTAAGTAATTTTATTTTAACTTTCTTTTTAGATACAGGTAATTCAAATTCATATAGATTATCTGAAGATAATTTATTTACATCTAAATCCTTTATTTGAATTTTCGATAAATCAATAGTTACTTTTTGAAGTTCGCCTGTAAATGGGTCTGTTACCTCTACTTGATAATCTGCACCATATCCTAAAACTCGTGTTGCTAATAAGATTGCGTTTTTATCACCAATGAAGATATCACCAATATCTAACCCTGACTCTACAACCACGGATTCGAATAACTTATCCAACACCACCCCCTTTCTTATCAAATTTTGTGAAGCGAGTATATCTTCTTCCTTAGCGGTCATATACTTAATCTCCACAGTACCCTTTGATAGTGGGTGTCCTTCTGGATAAACCTTTCCTTGTGATGGAAGTTCGATTACTTCCGTTGGAAATTCAAAATTTGCCATAAACTTTTATTTAATTTGTTTGTATATAAATATATAATTTCAAAAAAGTTGAAAAAAAAAGAGTTCTCAACAAGAGAACTCTTTCTATATAGTAAAATGGAGTATTGTATTAGTATTCTAAAATTGCGTAATCGTAGGATAACGTTAAAGTAATATCAGAAACATCATTTGAATCCCATGCAACATCACCAAAGTTTGCTGATTGGATGAATGCTCCTTTGATTTTCCAATTTTCAATCTTATCACCTACTGGTCCTAACATATAGATATCAACATCTTTCTTGTAGAAATCTGCATACCCATCACGACCTGTAATAGATTCATGTGATAATCTTACCCATTCCATTACTTGTTGTGCTCCACTTGGAACAATTGGGTCAAATAATGTAATTTCGATATCTTGCCACTCACCTTTACCTTTTAACTGTCTTTTTACGTTAATATGGTCAAGGGTAACCTTTTCAAATGTAATTGAAGGTCTGTTGGCTGCCTTGATTAAATATGATTGTATACCATCGATTTCCATGATGAATCTATTCTTCATCTTTGGTTCGAAATTGGTGTAGAACATATCGTTAAATTCTAATACTTCTGCCATTTTGTTTATTCTCCTATTATACTAATAAATATAGTTTTTTTATTTTTCTGTTATGCCGTGAAACTAGCACCTGTTGGTAAAATGTTGAAATCAATTACAATGAATTCAGCTGTTTTGGTAGGTTGTAAGTAAATAGCCCCTGCCAAGATATTTCTATCGATAACATCTGGTGTATTGTTTGATTCATCCATTACCACTCTAAACGAATATAAACCTTGTCTTTGTTGTATTCCTTCTAAATAAGGATTAACAGTATTCAAGAATTTACCTCTTGTCTGTGCGGTGTTTTGTTCAAATACAAGGTATCTTGATGTAGATGCGATGTATTTCTTCACTTTGATTAATAATCTTCTTACGTTGATTCTATCAAGTGCAGATGAACGGTCTTGAAGTGTTTTCTGTCCGAAAGCAACGATACCCTCTCCAGGGAACTGAGCGATTGGATTGATTTTTCCTTCATATAAGGTATCTCTTTCAGCGTGAGTTAATCTGTTTAGAACAGAAACTGCTCCTACAATACCACCTCTATTTAAACCTGCAGGTGCGAACCATTCAGCTGCAATTGCATCGTTAGAAGCGTAAATACCAGGCATCAATACTGATGGTGGAACTGAAGTTAGTTTATTTGTTCTTGAATCGATTGTTTTAACCCATGGGTAGTAAGTTCCAACATAGTTAGAATCTACATTATTACCTTGTTTTATTGCATCATTTATAGTACTATCTACACCAACTACATCACCAATGAAGAATGCATCTTCACGAGATTCAACCATATCGACAACTTTATCAAATACGTAAGAATGGTACTGTCTAATTACACCTGGTACTGATACTAAGTTAATATCGAAATCATCAGGATTAGATACTGCATTGATTGCTTTTACGTATGCAGCAGTACCAATATCACTTGAAAGTGATATATTAAATCCTTGTGAATTTCCAGTTGACATATCACTACCTTTATCAATTGATATGGTTGGAGATACGCCATCGAATCCACCTTGGAATCCTACTGTAAATTGTCTTTTGTTTACATCGGCCGAATCTGAACCAGTCAATTCAAACGATAATTGAGAATCGAATGCGAAATCTACGTTTGCACCAACACCAGCATCAGATGGTAATGGTTTCAAGTAATGTGAGTTATCAATTTTAACAAGTGATGTTTCTAAATCAATACCACTAAATGATACACCATTAGATGAGGTATTATCAGATGAACCAGTTGAGAATACTACTGCAGGTACTTCAGTTTCATTATTTACTTTTACTGTGTTAGTATAAGCACCATGTCCGAAAGGTCCTGCGATGATTGGGAATGAACCCTCATCTTTAGTTTCAACTCTTACGAATTGTGAACTATTTGAGTAATCACCTGTAAATGTTTGTTTTCCATTTGCATCAATAGTAATATTAATATCACCAATAATCTTGTTGATATAGTTTGGAGATGCAGGGTCAAGTGTTAAGTTGTTATAAGTTTCTAATACAGATTTTCTCTTATCAGTATCAGAGTAACCTCTAATCATCATTGAGAAAGTAGCGTAATCGGTAGAGTTTGATTCTCCAGCTGCCTTTACATTAAAGATAGATACTTTGTATTCTTTGTTATAGTTTGAACCATCACCAAGAGTTACTAATCTAAATAAATCATGTCTCTCACCAGAAATTAATTGTGATTTAATCCAAGGAGTAAATGCCGGAGAAATAGCGGGTAATGTAGTTCCAGCATTAATATCTTCAGCTGAAGCTGATGAATAATTTTGTAATGGCATAGTCTCGAGAACTATTTCACCACCTCCATCAATTATATCCCATGCAGTACCACCAGAACCTGATGTTATTTCATTTTCGAAGTAAGTGTAAACATATGCGTTTTTAGAACCTCTTGCATTTTCACCAAATACATCCGATAAATCATTACCAGCAGATGGTAAGATAGATGCAGATACTTCCGAACCAACACCATCAATTCCTATATTAAAAGTGTAAGATGATGGTAGTGATGATGAAACTGCACTTGGAAACCCAATTTTTTCATCTCCATTATGAGTTGCATTAAGAGTACCAATAACTTTAGTGTTTACACCATCAGTTACTTTAACAGCAATTGGTGCTTCATGGACATAACCACCAACGTGTCCAACACGAACGATAGTTACTGTTCCAGCTTCTCTTAAATAGTTTTGTACGGTATATCCCGTGTAGAAATCACCATTCGGTGTACCGAATATTGATTCAAATTCTGATTGGGTGTTTACTACGGTTG